CAAGTGAGTAGCAAGTCCAGTCATACCACTGAACCTGTTCTTAACGACACGCACCCTTACGATGTGCCTCTCCGCTGGATCATCCGCTTGCGTATTACGCTCAAGACCCAGAATGATATTACTAAGCTGCCCAATTCCGGCAGTCCCGCGAATATCAGAAAGACTAACAGCAGCACCCTCTTCATGTGACTGACCATTAGGCTGTCTCCTGAGATGTGCAGCCATGATAATGCATACTGAGAGTTCAACCGTTAGTGTCTTAAGCTTCGTTGCAATCTCATCAAGAGCACGGCGTTCATCACCGTTAGACTGATCCGATACTACAATACTGATGTGATCTAGTACAATATATTTGCAATCCAATGCGCGAACAAGATAACGAATAGTACCCAGAATCCTGTCAATACTATTAGATCCAAAGCTGTCATACAGAAAGACACGACCTGATCCAACAGTCGCCTTATATGCGTCATCGAACTCATCCTTAGTATACTCAGCATCGGGTAGATAGATACGCTTATTAGCATGGACTGACATAAGACCAAGGCCAGTATCACGGATGGGTTCTTCTAGGAAGAGGACACCTACATTAGCCTTCGTGTTATTAAGTAGACCATAGACTAACTCTCTGAGGAACTGTGTCTTTCCAACGCCTGTTCCAGCAATGACAGTAACAAGTTCTCCAGTCCTGAGTCCATAGGTATAGTCATTGACACCATTCCACGGGTAGTTAACAGAGTCATACTCAGGCTTTGTTCTGAGTAGATCATAGATGCTTGCCCCGGATACAATGCCATCAGGGGTGAATGGTCCTGCTGTTCTGTGCTGCTCATAGAACTCCTTAACATTACTGTTGACGAGGTAGTCAGAAGAATCCTTATGCTGTGCAAGCTTCATGATCCTTACTTTTTTAGGATCAAAGAGAGATGCTGCCTTAGTCTGTGCCTCCTGCCCTGCCTTGTCATTGTCAAAGGCAAAGACGATACGCTTAAAAGAATTAACCCACTCGTAGTTACGCTTAAGATCTGAGACTGCCGTACTAGCAGAGCACACCGATACGACAGGTTCATTCAGCATCTGATAGGCAGAGAGTGCATCAAGCTCACCCTCTACAATCGTGAGGGTGTTACCACCCTGAGGGAATAGGTTCTGACCAAAGAGTTCTACACCACCCGGAGATCCAGACCAAGGGAAGCCAGCCTTGTCAGGCAACCGAGTCTTAACAGCAACAAGCTTACCATCCTTATAGTAAGGATACATATGCTTACCATCATGCTGGAGTACACGGTACAACTCGACAGTCTTAAGGTTAAGCTTACGGTCTAGGATCGGGGCTAGTTCACCCTTCATCTGGACCGGAGTGTTAGACATATCAGTCATCTCTTCACTTCCTTTGAAGTACTTATTACATGCGAAACAATACTGGTGATCACCGTAGTCATACAACCCATCACTCGATGTCCCACAGGGGCATGGCAAATGTTTGTTCTTCGATTGGATGGTGGAGTCTCTTCGCATAATCTCTAGCCTCTTTAGCTTTGTCTAGTGTAAGGTATCTTCCTATGTTTATGCACCTGTTATTTACATAGATACAAACTTTGAATCTACCTCTTTGTTTATCCCAAGATACCCCATCAACACCAGTCTTATTGTTAATAGAGACAGATCTATTCCTTGCATTACCTACTGGAGTTACTACCCGTAGATTGCTAAACCTATTGTCCTGTCTTATACGATTGATGTGGTCAACCTGATGCTGTGGTGTAACGCCAAGCATATAGAGAAAAGCAAGACGGTGTGCAGCGTATATCTTACCATAAATATTTATCCTTATATACCCTTTACTTGAAAGAGTACCAGCAACACTACCTTTCTTTGCAGTACCACCTCTATCACAAGTCCAAGTGAATACACCTGTCTCTGGAGCATAGTGAAGAATACTTCTTAAGTCATCCTGCTTCATCATTCGATATCCCACAATGGTATAGTAGGTGTTTCTTCATTCTCTACTTCCTTGTATAGGACTGTCCTCTGTATAACATTCGAGCATTCTTTACATGGTGAGAACTTATAAACACCATCTCTTTTCTCTACCTGAATTTCCCCATCGGGACAATCCTTATTGCAAATGTAGCATCTCATGTTGTTCTTTCCCGATAGGGAAGATTATACAATCTCCCAACACCTGATATAGAAATGCTTACCAAGCTTCTCTACCTCTTCTTTGGGATACCCTACTTCTACAATCCAGTCAAGGATTCTATGCTTATGTTCCTCAGGACATACCTTGGGGAATGCATACCTCCACCCATCGGGAGGATCTACCATGAGTCTCATAGGCTTATGTCCCGGGACCATACAAACCACCGAACGGATCGAAACCTTCTACATCATTGCTGTTGAGTTGGTTAGGAGTTGTCTCCTCAGATGAGTTATCCTCAGGTGTAGTATCAGTAGATGGTGTGTCGTTAGGTACCTCAGGTGAGGAGGTATCCACTGATGGGATATCCTTCTTACCTGTATTACCCTTGATACCGGGGCTCTTCATTGAGAACCCACCACCATTCGATGAGTTACAAGTACTGGCACTCTTAGTGTTAGCCTTCCAACAGGCGGGCCTATCAGCACCAGTACATGCTGCGAGTACAAGCAAGGATGCACTGAGTAGAATAATCTTCTTCATCATTGTTAGTAGTCCTTTAACTGTTGTTGAAAACTGTTGAGATATTCCTTCGTCTTATCGATACCATCAAGGTCAACAAGATCCCCGAGTGATACCTCTAATAGAGATAGTAATAGTTTCCTTCGTCGTTTCTTTACTGCTTTGATAGCTTGTTCATCTGTCATGCCTTCTCCTCTGCGAGTGCTGCGCGGGCGCGGCGTAGGTCGCCAACGGTGATTGCGCCAGTCGTTTTCCTGCTGCCTTGCACACCGCCGTAGGCGAACCATTCTTCTGGGTTCTTGATGTTATAGCCGTCGAACCCATCAGCAGCCTTGCCAAAGGGTTCCAACAGAGCCCGCAGCCGTTCGACATCAAGTCGGTATTCGTTAAGGTCGATGCGGTTCTGTTCAATCTCGGCGGCTTGTGTCACCAGCTTTGCGGATGCCTCTGCAAGTTCTCTAGTCAGGTTTGTGCGGTCCCATGCTTCGCCAGCCATGTTCACAATTTCATACATAACACACCTTTATGTTCATAATTTTACTCATCACGCGCCTCTTGCGGCAGGGGGAGCGTCAGTTCCCGAGTGTGTATTCTGTTCCTGTAGTACACATGTGTGCCAGCCCCCGGCCACGCATTGAGGGCTGCTGCGATGGCGGCATGGGCTTCTACAAGAAGCTCCCGCTGTTTGCCACGGCCAAGCTCCTCATACGGAGGCAGATGCCCTTCCGTCTCCAGCATGACTTTGTACAGGCCCCAATGCTCACGCTGAGTATCCCATGTGGCCCTAGCAGCCGCCTCAACCACCTCGGGCGGTATCTGTTCAGGTTTAATCATTGCCTTCTACCTTAGCATCAACCTGTGGGTGGAGACAGATAGCATTCCACTCTATGATCTCACCAGATTCCTTCTTCTTGTCGAGTGTCTCTGTTACAACCAGTTTATCAGGACACTCGGGTAGTTCCTTGCTATGCAGTTGTAGTTCCCCTTCATTAGTTAGAATAGCTAGGATAAATATCGCTACCTTCATGATCTGTACTCCTCATGTTAAACCAATAGGGTTATCTATAGGTATAGTTCACCCCGTAGGTAAGTAACCTTATTCTATCGATTCTTTCGGAGTTGTAAAGGACAGAATGTAATCTCTAATCTCTATCAGTTCGAAGTAAGGTGATCCCGGTTCTTCTAGAAAGAAGTGGTTCTCCTGATCCATGCAGTACAGGCGGTAGTCGATAGCCTCAATGAGTAGATCCCAGTCTTCTTTAGGTAGGTTGATGAACAGCATCATTATTCTCCATGTGTACAACGTAATAGCGAGTATGCTTTAAACCCTTAACGAAGGGCACTGAGGGGCGTTTGTCTGTATAGGGTACATCCCTACCATCATGATCATCCTTGCGCCTGTAGCGTACGTGCCTGTCGATTTTAAGGTAGTGTTTATAGACGAGGGCAAGGACTACGTTCTTCGTCAGACCAGTATGCTTACTGATCTTCTCACATGACAACCCTGCCTTGCGTAACTTGCAGATTATATCGATAGTATCCTGAGTATGCTTGACCTTAGCCATATTCACGCCACTTTCTGAACACGATTGACAACAAGATTGATCTTCTTCTTAGGCGTATGCAACGGATAGACTATGAGATTAATAGAACTATCCCAACATGCACGGCAAGGACCACACTTACCACCGCGAGTATAAGCATCACACATCTTACCTTCTTTGATTGTATCTGTTACCGATTGTACTACTACTGATCCGTGTGTACTATTATACACACCATTCGTACTAGGTGAGGAGAACCGAACGGATACATTCGGTAGTTCCTTCAACCTATCTAACCAATACCTAATCTTAGGGATGTTATAAGACTTACTAGGAATCCAGTGGTTGCACCACGGTGTACGCCTTGCTACTTCATAGATCTTCTGTGCTAGTGCAGCAGTATAAATGTCACCGCTATCGAACCAGCGAAACCAACGCTCATTATCTAAGGCTGCTACCATATCATCTGCCCAATCAGTACGCTTCCAATCCTTACGATTAGACAGGCGAGGGGCCTTGACATTCTCCATACGATAGAAGCCTGTCTTGGCATAGCAATCAGCGCATACCTCGATGACTTCCTTAGTTACAGGATTGATACTACCCGGACAGGTATCCCCTGCTTGGAGAGACCACGATTTACCCGGCATCTTACTAGCTTTAGACAGAAGGACAGGCATGTTACTTTCCTCTCATGGCTTCATCTAATGTTTGCGTAGTCCAGACAGTCTCTACCTTAATCACATCGTAGTTATGCCCAAGGTATGACTTAAGGTTCTCAGCGTAGGCCCTCGCTGGTGTTTGATCATGAAACTTAGCATGATAATAAGTGAGATCTTGTTCACCCTTCCTGAGTACATAGTACATATTAGAACTCCTCATGTGCGTTATCAGACCAACCCATCGGCTCTTCATAGATAGACCAGACAATAACTTCCTCAGTTACATCAACGTCTACTTCTGTTTCGTATTGGACACAGACTTTATCCCATCCTCCCATATCACGGAAGGTATACTTCTTTGCCCAGTCAATAGCCTCCCTCTCTGTATGAAGGGAATGCAATAGGCAAGTCTCACCACTGTCCAAGTCATAGCCATATACGTGATACATCTTAGTCAACCTCCTCAATTGGTAGTGCTGATATCATAGTTGAAACCCAGTTGTGTAAATCCTCTACTGCATAAGCAGCCTCAGACTTCTTGTACTTTCTACCAGTGTACTGCTCTGCCATCTTGAGTAGCTTACTAATGGTGACCCCTCTAGTTGGCATCATACCAGTCTTCATCCATAGCTTGATACTAACCTTAATCATGTTGACACGATAGAGTGTAGTGGCATCGCTTCCCACATAGGAAGTCGCCTCACCCCTGCTCTTACTGTACCGGATAAACGAGTCACTCATAGTCCATCTCCCATAATTGCTGCATCCCAACCAAGTGTATACTGACCACTGTCATAGACTGACATAGCCGCACCGTGGCATAGCTCTGATACATTCTTCTCGAATGATACCCAGTAGTGAGGATAGAACTGCTTACCTTCCTTACAGTCAGCATAACCTTGCCCGTAAGGATCATTCATGTTCTTAATGGATACAACTTGCATGTTAGTAATTCCTGTATGAACTAATAGTTAATTCATAGTGAAGACCATCCTCATCAGCAAAAGAATAGTCTGGCTTCCCTGCATAGTATGATCGACAACCACAACAATCATACTCATGATGACAACCTACCTGTGTGAAGGTATCTTTTAAAGCTATACTGATATCCTCAAGGGTTGTTTCCTCATTAGGTACTACCAATAAGGTATGAACAACCTTGAGTGGTTCAGTAGGATCAAACTCATCTTCTTCTACTATCTTCCACTTCTGTGTGGATAATATAGTAAACTCCCCTACAGTTACCCACTCATCCTCATGTTGATATGAACCGACATACTTATGAGTAACCCTACGTTCTAGCATCATGTCATGTCACCTTCTTGATGATACCGTTTTCCATGTAGACATTGGCAAAGAACTCTCTGCCTAAGCCTGTAATGTGAGGACGATTAGCAACGGTAAGCATACCATCATCCTTATACTCAGGACCAAACAGGCTAGTCTCTACATATTTAAGAGGCTTACCTACCTGTTCTTTTAGTTCCTTCTTGGACTTGTAATAGACAATCATAGTCATTACGATACCCTCTCCCTGCTAGTCCAGTAAACGACAGGCTCACCCTGCATTACAGATTCAATATACCTTTGTTCCTCTGCTGCCTTCTTCTTATTAGAGCAGATACGTGAGATGTAAGTAGACCCAAACGTAGAGTTATGAGCCATGATTACGTAGACGTACTTATTCCTAGCCATGTCATACTTCCTTCCTGATAAGTTTGAACTCTGCCTCAATCGCATACTCTGAAGGTACACCACCAAACAATCGGTACATCCTAATCATAATTTCATCTGACCTACCGAGTGTAGGATGGATACACTGACCCCAACCATTAGGCTGAGACATCACCGTCTTGACATACTCTTTTGCGTAATCTTCTAGCGTCATGATATTACCCTTCCGTTTCAATATGTTAGCGATTACCACCATAGAAGTAGCGCATCTCTGCCCTACGTTCTGATTCATATTCTATCTCAGCTTGCATATATTCTAGATACTTCTTCTCTTGTTCCTCCGTCATCTTTTTATGATCCGGTACTACTATCTTACCACTACCCTCGCAGCACTCACACACCCTGTCATAATCACCAGCAAAATAGTCTTCTATAAACTCATCGCCTTGTTCGTTGAGTTCATCCCAAGTGAAAGAACCAAGGTAAGCAGAAGACCTACCATCACCCTGACATTGAGAACATATCTCCCACTTATATGGTAGTTGTACAAACTCACCATCCTCATCTGAGAAATAACCCGGATACTTTGCCATGTTAGATTCCTTTCCTGCCTTCTAGATAAAGCAGCGTTACGATTGCCACCATCAAGACATACATACCAGCCGTTAGAAACATTTCCATTTGGACACCTCTTTACCTTAGCTACCTTCTAGACAATTAAAAAAAAAAAAAGAAGAACTGATTTCCCACATGGGAAAACGAGTAGGATTATATTCTAGAATTAGGCACGAAAAAAGAGGCCATCCTTTCGGATGACCCCTTGGTGTTTCTACTTACTACGTGAGTTAGGCAACTTCCATAAACTTCTCGATTGCCTTGATGATTACTGAGTCAAAGGTTTTGATATTCTTTTCTGTCATAGACAAACGCTTCTTAATGATATGCTCCACATAAGAGGGCATTTCCATTTCATTAAGATCAACTGAGGGGATACGCGGCGTTTCCTCCGCTTCCTGAGACTTAGATAACTTGTTCGCTTGGGCAATGGCCTTCTTCCATGCGGCGTGGTCCGAGTAGTTGTGTCCTACGGCAAGTTGAATGGCCTTCCGTGACATAGACCGATAGTTAGCAAGCGTCTTAGGCATCGGATTGCCGTCAAGACCCGCGTCACGGTCACTCCAGTTGTTAGTGCGAGCGATGCTTGCCCACACCATATTCACATCGGTACCGTTGCTCTCAGCTTCCCTAAGAGCATGAAGCAACTTGTCAGATAGTTGGATCAGGCCATTGCCTTGAGCAACGTAAAGCTTGGCAATTTCATTAGCAGCCTTGATATAGTTAATAGACATAATGTTTTACTTTCTTTCCAGTGTTACGGACTAGAAGCTAGTCCCTCAAATCCCACGTGGGAAAATCTGAGACTTGAGGGACTAGCCTAGCTCACCCCGCGCTTGTAAGGCGTTATCCGGTTTAGGTTGGCTATGGTCTATCGCTCATTTGCTAAGTGTCAGCTCTCTGGCTTCTACCACTCGCAAACCCATAATAGTCACAGGTCAACCCTCCCCTTTCGGAGCGAGTAAGGCGTTAACGATTTGAAACAGCAAATAGAACCTTCAGAATAGGCGAAAGCTGGAAATTGCGTCTAGTACCAGTTGGTCGGAAACCGTAGTACCAGATAGTTAAAGAGAGTATAGGTGTACCTGTAATAGGACAGTGATGCTGACATAATGTATAATCCCAAGATAGGAATAAGATCAATAGGATAAGAAGGATAGGATAGTATTCCTGGTGTATGACATATGCATATAGTCCTAGCGTTATACCCGTAGGAACATAACCCTATATGGATTTAATCCTAGTGTCCTACCATGTGAATATATTCCTAGGGCTTCCCCTTGGGAATAAAGTCCTAGCATAGGGTTAAACGGGTGGGCGGGGGTTTGACTACCTCCTATCCCCCTTAATCACACCATGAAATTTTCTAGAAGAAATTCTAGACAATCGGACTTACTATTGGAATACCCTGTCAAGATAAATATATTATTAAATTTCTGTAATAATAGAGAAAGGGTATTGACTCCGGGGGCGGGGATATGTTATAATGATACATATTGTTAAACCCGGGGGATAGAGTTAAGGTATCTATCCTAATTGATTATTAAACTCTAGTTAAACTATTAGATAGTAACCTGAGTAGATAATCCTTCATGAGTTCTACCATAAAGGTCTTTAACTGAAGGATATACCTAAGGTAGGCTTTACATATATTAATCTTTTATCTGTGTCTCCACTAAAAGGTAGCCGATGCCCCTCTATGCTATATCAGGTTCTATTAATGTAGTCGTAAACGATACCTCAGTAAGCAGGGGTCTTTACGCTGCATCTGGGGCTATGCGAGTTACTCTTGTTCCCGGTACCTCTTATACTGGTCTTTACGCACCTGATGGATCAGTTAACGTCTGCATTGACAGTACTGGTCTCGGTAGGTACCATCCGTCTGGAGCCTTACGTGGGGTAACCCAGAATAGCCTTACGACTTATACTGGTCTCTACGCTCCTACCGGGGCTACGAATATGTTTGGTCTCCTAACCTCTTCTGAGCTTCTCATCTATAACGACTGGGTTGGCATGAGCATTGACTTTATAAGTAATGACTACACGATTAAGAATGCTACAGGAGCGGAACAGTTGACTGGTCTTACACCGAATACAATTGAGTCTAGTGTCTTTGCGACAGACTTTACTGATAACACTTACTCTTTGAGGTATTAATAAGAATGGCAACAGTACAGACAGGCATCGCTACAGACCTAATCACGTTCTCGCGCACGTCGAATGCCACCCTCACGGACAGCGACGGCAAGATCAAGTGGGCTCCCCATAACCTCCTGCTGGCGTCTGAGCAGTTTGATGCGGCGAGTTGGACGAAGGCGGCGAGTTGCACTATTTCCGCAAATAACGCCGTAGCTCCAAACGGAACGACTACAGCAGACACTGTGACGCTTGGTGCGGGTACTGCGGCTAAAGTGTTGTACCA